TAAATCCATTACCCGCAGATCTGACAATAATAATATTTTTTTGTCCTGCTATTGTCCCTTCAATGTCATCTAGCATCTCTTCATCAGTTCCTAGATCAGCACCACTATCATTAAGTTCTATGTTAGGTGAGTTCTGTGTAGGAATCGTAGGTCCGAACGATGCGTTGATAACAGCTGGACGGTTGTTGCCTTTGTAGTTACCATTTGTGCTATCGTTATGATCTATAACTGCCTGATATGCTGATAGTATTGCACTATAAGAACCACTTACTGTGCTATTAAAACACTTCAGTGAAAATATTTTTGCATTTCTTGCTAATCCAGCTGTCCTTCCTGCTGAAAGAATAGCACAATGTGTGCCATGTCCATTGTCATCTTCGTTGTTAGATCCATAGGATCCTGAGAAATGACTTAACTGAAACACTCTGTAGTTCTGTTGTTCAGCAGAACCATTGAGGTCAGTAACAAAGTCAGGGTCATACAACTCAGGATGCAACGCTGCGTTGTTACCTGTTGGTCTACTTGCACCACGAACACCAGAGTCTAAGATGTAAATATCTACACCATCTCCAGTTCCTTGTGATGATTGACTAAACTGTCTGTTTAAATATTGCCTATCCTGTTTTGTAATTCTATCTAGATGCCAGTAGTCATGGATATTAATTGTTCCATATCTATCTGGTGATGCTGTAAGTCTTCCCATGCCAGGATGCACTGAACAATAGAAGTATAAGATAGATGGTGTAGATGAAGTAACTGATAATACTGTCTGACCATCTGTGCCAGGTGTTCCACTAACTGTCACTCCTGCAGTTAAGTCTCCTGTGCCACCTGTGGTATGTGTTCCATCTTGTGTTTCTGAGAATCTAAACGGATGACCAGTGTTTGAAGAATCACTCTGATCAAACGTATAGGTTCCACCTTGTAAGAAACCTGTTTGGTTATAGAACCTTTGATATGTTCCACCTTGTGTCTGTGAGAACACAAAGAAGTTACTACCACCAATATTCTGAACTTTTACATATATTGTTCCACTTCCAGTTGTTAGTAATCCTCTAGTATTGCTTGTTGCAGATCCTGATGCAGGAGTGTTAATAGATGAGGAACCAGATGTAGATACAGCAAGAGATGCCTCAGTAGGCATGGGGTCTCCCGCATACACTTCAGCATCCCATCTCGCATTTTTAACTACGTTTAATGCATTTAATTGTGATAGTAAATTACTTTGATACCTTGTAGGGCAGTCAAAAGTAAGTATCTGAAATGTTCTAAATTGTTCTACAAAGGAAAGGTAACCGTATAATTTCAAGATCGCAGCAGTTGCTTGATCTAGATTATAGTTATCACTGACCCTTACTATTACCTTCTTCATTCTGTGGTACAATAAGTCCTTCAGATATATTTATGTATTACCGTCTCCTGCCTTTGCTAATAGTTTCTGAACCTCACCTTCTGATATCTGTTTACCCATTCTTTCTACAGGTTTGCAGAACTTTATATCGTGTTTTTCATCAAACACAAACTTAGTTCTTAGGTGTGTTCTATCTCTTTCTACAATTAAATGATATGAGTGTCCATACAAATTTGAGGAGAATCCTATTGATACGATACTTCTACCTTCATATAGATCTCCTACTTTGTAAGGGCATGTCTCTGCAGTTCCATCAAATTTAATATGAAACTGCCTAGAGTTTACATGTTCTTGTGCTCTAAGTTCACTTGACTTCTTCAGTGCCATCTTCGTCTGCCTTGAGTGTCATGTTAAGTGCTTCAATTGCACCCTCTAGTCTCAACGTCTGCTCTTTTCTAGTGCTCAGTTGTTTCTCAAGTTCAACAATTGTTGCTTTCTGTTCTTTTAGTTGTTCGGTAAATTCCTTTACCATCTTTTCAGCATCCATAATTTAGAATGATAAGTGTATTATTTAGGTGGTTTTCTTACCCCATATTTGTAGGGTAACACGAAACATTGGTGACTCATTTGATATAGGAGTTACAAAATGTATCTCCTGACTATCGTTGATAACCAACGTATTGTAAGTGGGAGACAATGCTCTCATTGTTTCCTCATGTATTGGTGCCCAAACAAAGATACCGCCATAGTTGACGTTCCAGTCTTCGTTTAGATATAGAGTTGCACCAAACTCATAAGTGTTGTCATTGTGTGATGCTATACCAGAACCTCTCTGCCATAAATGATAGTTAATTGCTAACTCATCATGTGGAGGTAACATAGGTGACAAGTGTGATGCAAGTTTCTCCCTCAGTTCTGTAGGAGTTTCTCTAATCAAACATGAACCATTGATACCCACCTTTAAACCAGGTGCCCACATTATCTCACTAGACTGCCACTTGAAGTCTCCCATGTTTTTCATTACATAAGATCTTGCTTCTTCTATAACCTCTTTAGGTATTGCGTCAGTTACAATTCTCATCTATCAAAAGCATGGTGAACATATTCTCCATCTGCATTTACAAAATGGAAGAATATTTGATGGTAGTAACCATCCCTAGAACATATCAAAGGATCTCTCCAATGTGGAGTTGTTATACCATTGTATAGTATAGCATCTCCTACCTCTGCTGTATACTCTTTTATTGTGTCTTCCTCAAAAAAGATAGACCATTCATTTGTATTAGACGATAGATGTAGAGATACACTGACTTCACATGCGGGTCTATCAACATGTTTTGATAACACATTGTTCTGTTTATAAACTCTTTCGTAATAGTATGTTCTGTATAAACGTTTACCAGTTAACCTTTCTATCTCTTTCTTTACCTTATAATACAGTGTTTCATATCTAGGGTTGTTGTAAATTGATATAGAGTTTTTAACTTGAGTTGGTATCTCATGACTATCTAAGACGTATTTGCCTCTTATAACTTTATATTTTATTTCTGTAGGTGTTACATGTTCTTCAAATAATTTTTTACCATCATTGATATACTCTGATACATCTACAAGATTTTTTATTAGTTGACTCATTTCCAATTAGGTCCTGTGATCCAACCGACTAGAGATCTTCTCTCACCTTCGGTAACTCTTCTAACTCTATGTCTTATACGACTATCAAAGATAATTATAGATCCTCTTTTCTTGGGTGCAAGATACATTCGATTCTCTTCATCTATCAGTTGTAAGTCTCCACCTTTATATTCGTCATAGTTACTTAACTGCAATGAGAATGATAGTTTTCTTACACCACCCTCTCTTTGATAGTAGTCAGTATGCCATTTGTAATAACAGTCTGGTTTATACAATGAGTATTGAACTATATGATTTTCATATCCTGCATATAGATCATAATTAAAATTATCTTCGTTTGCTAAGTTTACATAGTGACGACAGAATCCAGAGATCCAATGTGAACTAGGGATCCATAAGTTCTGACTACTTCTTACATGTTCTGCTTCATCACCCATAACAGAAGCAGTCTGTAGTTTATTTTCTGATGCTCTTAATTCTTCGCATACTTTGTCACAGATGTCTTTAGGTAACATCGTGTCATACCAAAGATACTTATACATACGCCATCCATCCTGTTAGAATATACTTCATCTCACTAGGACTAACCTGTGATCTGTGTAAGTGTGTCCAATAAGGTGGCCAGATAACCATCTTACCAAGTTCTGCCTTGCATGTTAGATCTTGATAATAGAAATCTGTTCCACCTTTATCTTCTACTGTATTCAAGTATAGCATCCAAACCAAAGTTCTGACACTACTCTTTTTGCCGACATTCTCACAATGCCACTTCTTATACCCTTGATTAGGTAAGAATCTTTGAAAGTTGATAGCGGGTGCTTCTAACATCCACTTGTCAACAGAGTTTAACGAATCATATTTCTCTACATATTTTTCTACATTGGTATGCAGTGCCTTTAATATTGGCACCATTGCTGCACCCCATTCTGGGTTGTTGTCTACTAAATCTTTTGTTAGAGATATTTCCTTATCATCTTTAATCTTTGGATCAAAACCTACGGTGCTAACACCTACAGTTTGTAATTTAAGATTAGACTCAAATAACTGGATCAGTCTTACACAGTCTGTTCCAGTTACCGATGATGGATATTCTTCTATAAAATTATTGGTCGATTTCGTCAATCTCTTCTTCACAATCTGCACAACCATTGGGTGATCTTAACTCTACCCACGTCAATGTGGGTTCGTCCCACAACCATTGTAACGTAAGATTGCCATCCTCGTCAACCTCCTCTGGGGGTTTTGGATTGGGAGGTTCCCATTTCCAGAGGTCTTCGTTAAATGTCCACGAAGCAAACCTAGATTGTGGATAAAATTTTAATAGTGTAGGATGCCAATGATTGCCTTTTGATGGTCTACCTGTAGAATCTGTAGCAGGAATCCATTTGCCAGGCACCATACCCATAGGGTTGAACTTCATCAACTCTTGAAAATCATCTCTACTATTACAAACAATAACGTTATCCACCATGTTTTTGTCATTGACAAAAGCATAATAACCAAATTCATCTGTCATAAATTACCTAGTCCAAGTTGTATATCCTTGACAGTCAACACCGCCACCACTAGCAGCGTAGATACCTTCACCGTTTCCTTCACTAGAACCATGTCCTAGATAACAACCAGTAGAGGGATCTCCTGTTTGACCGTTAACACCCGCACCACCTATAGTAGTTTGGTTGCTGTTAGCATTGAATCCACCATTGTCATTATCTGCCTTGATGCCATCTAACACGAAGAATCTTGCACTACCACTAAGTCCAATACCACTAGATGTAATCAAAACTGACTCTCTAGGAATAACCTCAGTCTGTCTAGCAACACCCTCTCTTGATAATGTCCACTCACATTGCACCCAACTTCCTAGGTTACTTAGAGCAGAGTTCCAAGAGGTAGTATTGTTAGTGCTACCATAACCCCATGTCAATACTCTTACAGCAGAAAATTCTAATGTTGTAATAATACTTCCAATTATATAGTCGGTGTTTGGAGATGGAGTTCCAAGAGCACCAGACCTACTTAAGTAGTAAGATGTGCTTCTTCTACTGGTTCCGCCAGGTATTGTGCTACTGTTCCAGTTGTTAGATGACATTAACATCCAACCACCCGCTGACATCCAACAATATATTTGTTGTGCAGCACCTTGATAACCTACAGGTTTGATCCAGTATGTTCCATCTCCTGCACCAGGATTTGCAGCAAGTATTTGTAGTGCGTTTGCAGCAGGGTTACCAGATGACTGTCCTATAGTAGGGTCTACATTTGAGATTGGGTATCTTATAATAACGACACCGTTACCGCCATTTCCTGCTCGTCTGTTTGGATAGCCAGCACCACCGCCACCTCCTCCATAACCATTACCACCTGATCCTCCGACAATAGTTCCTGCAGCAATACCGCCACCACCTAGTCCGCCAGGTATAACATCGTTAGTTGGGTTGTTGCAGTTTGCTCCTGCTCCACCACCCGCATAGAATTTATTAATACCGTCTATATCAAATAGTAATCCATCACCACCGTTTCCTCCACGTGGTGCAGATCCATCTTGTCCTTGTTGACCAGCTCCACCGCCACCGCCACCACCCCAGTCGGGAGATGAAGGTGTGCAGTTACCACCATAGTTTCCAAATCCACCAGATGCAGAACTTGGTTGTAAACCTGGTTGACGTGTTCCTGAGTAGGGGTGACTTCCTCCACCACCACATCCTCCTGCACGTGCGTTACCTCTATCGTTATTACCTCCTGCACCACCGCCACCGCCACCTAGAGCAGTGAATCCATTGAATGAACTATCTCCACCATTGTCACCTTTGGTGTCTTGGTTGTAGTATCCTGCACCACCAGATCCAACAACAACTGGATAGTTTCCTACAGATATACTAACGTTTGACTTATATACTAATCCTCCTGCACCACCGCCACCATTACTACAGTTACCATCAGAGCATCCTCCACCACCGCCACCACCGACGATCATGAAATCCATCTTCGCATCGTTCTGTGTATCTTGAACATTGAATGTTCCAGAACTCGAAAATTTATGAACACGATATAAACCAAAGTCATATACCTGATTACCACCAGAAGCATTAACAGTTGCTTCGTCTAATTTCTGCCACTTCTGTCCATTCCATACTTTCACACATCCTATCGTGGAATCGTATGCTAAAAATCCTTGTTGTATACCACCTGTGGGTAAGTTAGAAGTAGCATAAGAAGGTAGTTGGACACCAGCTCCTGCATTCACTGTTCCGACATTCAGAGTTCCCATTGCACCTATGATTACTTTTACTAGTTATATTTAGCGAAAAACCTAATAGGGAAAAATTGCCCAAAAAATTTTTTCGATATAATTGTAATTCAAAAAGTCATTTTGAAACTACAACTACATACAAACCATTCCACCACATATTAATATCCTCCTGATCATTCAGTAATTCTCTCTCATACAATACTTTGAGTCCATTATATTCTATAAACTGTTTTGTAACTTCTACATTCTTTTCTACATTTGCATCATCAACCACCAACGTAAATACATCCTGTGTAAAGGTCAACATCTGTGTATAGAACTCTATCATCTTCAATTGATCATTGTCACCATCATAAAATATAACATTGACATCTTGTTCAAAATCTTTTTTACCAAGTTGTGATGAGTCACCATTCAAAATTTTTATATCAAAATCTAATGAGTCGGTTGTTATATTTTCTTGTAAGTTTTTAACAAAAGTATCTACAGTTACGTTCTCTAATGCTAGATCCATGTCATCTCTTGCGGGTTGTAGATTAGGTTGTGACCAATTATCGTTTGCATAGGCAGCAACCATATCATTGTTTTGCACTGCAGCACAGAACGTGGATCCTGCATAGACACCTACCTCAAGATATACTGCACCTTCTTGGGAACAAAGGTTGTTTAAGAAGTGTCTGACTCTTGGTGATGAAAGTCCTTCTACATTATAATATGCACTAGGATCATTGGGATCATAAGTTCTATGATTAGACAAATACTTACCTGAGTTATTAAATGCTTCTATACAAGTTTCTACCTGTGGGTGCATGATTAACTCAGACTTCTTCATGTGTGCTTCTACAACTGCTTCACAATAGTTACAGTCCCAACAGTCAAACTTACATGTCTTTATTTTCTCTCTCCATTTATTAAGTGGAGACTCTTTCATCTGTAATTGTTTTTCATATTTTTTATACTCAGGGAACATATACTCTTCTTTATCTGCCCATCGCTTGATAAGATCCATACTCTCTTGGAGTCTCATCATACTTTCTCTACCATGTAATTTAAAAGTATCAATTCCTAGTTCTAACATCTCCTCCCAGTCATCTCTCCATGGAGGTAAGTTTGCTTGTTTAAGATCTGCTTCTGGATGTTCTATATCCCAAGTAGAACATGACACTCTACTAATAGGACTAGCAAAGAATATAGGATCGTCTTTTGTTCTCGTGGAGTTATATTGATAATGCTCTGGCATGATAGGACAACCACCCCAACATGTCTCATTAACGAGCATTGATAACATGACAGGTTTACCTAAAAATTTACAGTAATCTTTTGCCTTCCTAATACGTAGTAGTTGATCACGATCTCTCATAAGATCACGATCTAAGTTAATATAATTGAACCCCGCTTCTGCTAATGATACTATCTCACTAGGTTTTGTAACCTCTCGTAGTATAGTATTTTTAATGAATAGTTCTGGAAACGCTGCTTGTATTTGTCCTGTTGACACCCATGATGTATGAGGTAATGTAACCACTCTGACTCCAGAGTTATAGACAGGAGCAAACTCCGTTATCCATAAGTCTAGATTCTTTTGATCTGGTCTTACCCATATATTGTTAAATGTTGCTGATAGTGGTATATCAGATTGATTTGAAATATAACATGCAGACTCTATCAATGCTTCATTGACAGTAAAACAATCCCCCATAGCATCTTGGTCAAACGGAGGGATTCTACATGTAAAATATAAATCTAGTATATATTCTCGATACTCTTTAAGAAATGGAAGGAATGTATTAGTTACAAACTCTTCACTCAGTTTCGGGTTTATCGGAAGACTGAATACTCTTTTGTTCATTACCAGTTATTTGTTCATAGAGTTTTAGATCCAAGTTATCCTCTACATTATCAAATGTAGGGATACGAGGTGCAGATCCATCTACCATCATTTTGTCCATCTGAGGTTTCAATTCATTTTGAATCTTACCGATGCCCGCATTCAGTAGACCAGAGTATTGCATTGCTATATTTAGTGTAGCAAATTGATCCTCTTCACGCATCATTGCTATCGAGTCTAGGTTACCAATGCCTATTCTACCTGTGCAATATACATCCATTGCTGCCTGTTTACCCATACGAGCAACCCAATACTTTCTCTCTTCTTCTTCGTTGTATTGTGCATCCTCAATGAGTTCTTCCATTGAGTCATATTTTTTATTAACCCAATCCATGAACGCTTGTAATTCATTAGAAGATTGATGAACTGCTATTTTAAATCTACCGATGTCAAGTTTAAACTCATCAATATCACATTGTATCAATCTTCTAGCATAGGGGTCATCCTCTATTTCTAGTCCTGCTTCTAATTGTTCTATCTTTATTTTTTTTCTTTCTATGTCTAAGAAAAGTTTTTTTCTCTCATGATTACGTGTAGAGATCTCAGTCAAAGTTTGACGTAGTTTTCTTTTGTCAGTTACGTGGGAATTGACAACGAAGTTCTTGATTTGTTCATGTGTCATTCCGAAGTCCATATTGTCCTCTACAAAGGACTCTATGGCATCAGGTGATATAGTCATAAATTAAAATTGCAAACCTTGCTTAATTGGTAGTGGTGTCCAGTTATCTTCCTCAGTATTTCCTAGTTCAATTGCCTGTTGTTGTGGCATAGGAATTCCCAAGTATTTTTCCCATAGGACGTTAAGTTCTTTTATTGTAGCACAATTTTTAAATTCTTGCTTGAGTCCAACCATTGCTCTGTAAAGTGCTGAGACTTTATCATGGAACGATGCCTGTCCATCAATAACAGACTTTGCCATCTCCGCTACAGTGATACCTTTTATGGTAGCAAGATTATTTAGTAGGGGTGTCTCACCCGATAAATTATTTGCTTCTTGTAATTGTGATGCCCACATGTATTGTTCAATCTTAGACTCTTCTGCTTTTAATGATAAGAATCTTCTGTCATACTCATCTTCAATAATAAGTTTTGCACCAAGTTTCATAAACTCGATTGCTGCATCAATTCTTTCTTTTGGTAATACTATTTCAGTTTTAGGACCTTTGATTGATACTGCATACTCATCGCTAGTTGATAAAGGGTCTTCATCTGTAACCTTAACTGTAGCACGTATCTCAGCAAAATGTTTTGTTCCATATTTGGCAAGGAGTTCTGTAACCTCTTCGTAAGAACCAGTCAATTTGACAAGTTCTCTTACCCATTCTTCTTTAATAGAGAACACCATAAGACCATACATGTTCCACATTAAATCTACAGATTCCATGTGATCAATCGCAGGACAATATCTGGCAACGTAATACTTACGTTTCTCTGTTATTTCTAAACCCGCTAACAGGTCTGTATCTAAATTAATTCCTGATGATGTCATGTTACATTCCTGTGTATCCATATTGTAGAGTTCCAAACTCTATCCCTGCAGCGGACGCAGATCCACTGATACCCGACCTATCCATTCTAGAATCTCTTTGGAAACTATGACTTGCATAGGTAAAGAGATAACCATTGTTATTCTGGTTACCATCATACTGTCCACAAATAAATCCATATTCATTACCTGTGTGCATTGACTCCTCACCAGTAGTTATACCATTTTTACTTACAGATGCCATACGACCACCATTGTAAGAATCTCTCAAGTGCCAGTCACAACTAGTTCTGTATCCTCCACAAGTGTTCCAGTAAGAGAATCCATTTCTACTTGACAGTGTTTTGTTAGAACCATCAGTGCCTGGTGAATCCGTCCAGTTAGTATATGATTCAGTAGAGAAGTTAAATGCATATGCACCACCCTGTCTTATCCATCCTACAGTAGCACCTTGTCCACATGCAGGGTTGTTTTGTGATCCACTAGGGTTGTTTGTAGAGTTGTTACTTGCTTCAGTAGAAAGGTTGTATCTAACTGTACTACTACTGTTACTACCACCTCCATGAACATAAGCATACACAAAGTCTCTACCCATGGCAGAACATCTGTTTCTACTAGATGACATACTAGACGCAGCACCCGCATTGGATTCTGTATTCATGTTAATCTTAGAAACATAACTCGTGGTTGCGTCCCAAGAGTTACCTGTAGCAAAGATAAATGCAGTCATACTGGTGTTAGGTTTACCATCAATATATGCACCTGACTGTGCTGATAAATCTCCTAAGTTTGTTTGTGTAAATGTTGAGTGGACTAGTCTGTTAACGTTTCTCCAAGACTGTGCTCCACGATATCCACAACAACTAAATCCTCTTGTTATATTAAATCCTGCTTTATATTTTGATTGAGAAAATCCTGCTACACCAGAAGCACCTTCTCCTGTTGTATCCCAGTATGCTGTTCCTGATGTTCCACCTGATCTTAAAACTGCACCAAGGTTAGCAGCAGTCTGTTGTGGTAGTGTAACAAATGGTTGACCGTTTTGTAGAAGTTGACCACTGAAGTCAATGTTACCTACGACACCAACATTACCTTGAAAGGAGGCACCACCAGTCGGAAACGATACGTTACCAGAACCGTTTAAATTTGTAACCTCATCAACTTTAATTCTTGATGCCATTAGATGTTCACCTCTTCTACTTCTAATTTATCGGGATCGACCTTTACAAAAAGATCATTTTCACATGCATGCTCGATAATACCTTTTAGATCAAAAGAACTTTCATCAGGCAAATTAAATTTATTTGGAGGGAGTGCATAAAACTCTTCATGAACAACATTACCATTTTTGTCTTTCCACTGTAAGACATAACGGAAACATCCATTGTTTCCTAAAACTCTTCCATTCTTCATGACTGTCAATTTGACAGCATCATCATACTCTTTACTAGGAACGCTAGGAAGAGATGTTTCTTCACCAAAAATAGTTGTATCAGAGTTAATCATTTTACGTAGTATGCTCCATAGTTCCAATAGTCACCACCAGAACTGTTCCAGAAAGCAGCGTTCTGATAGTTTGCACCATTACCACCCCAGAAACTTCCAGACCAACATGCTCCATACCACCATGGTGCTCTGTTGTATAAGTTGGCACAGTTAGCACCGTATACGTCTTGGTCTCTATCAGTGGTGGTAAAGTTGTAACCGTTATTAATATGATATGACCAAACGCCAGGTGTGCTTCCTAGTTGGACATTCAAGTTTGATTCTCCAACCCAATCATAGTTAGTTCCCCAACCAGTCCAAGTCCATCTTGCTCTGTTGTTATGAGAACCAGTAGATCCCAAAGGAACTGATGAACTAGCAACATAAAATACAACGTTTCTTCCTACATTGTTTGCTCGAACAATAGCATCCCATGCATCTAATCCTGCCCATAATGTATATGTTTTAGGATCACCAGATCCATAAACACCACCATTTGAATACCAGTCAGTAGATGTTGCTGCCTGTCCATAACTCAATGATTGTATACTAATGTTGAACTTATGACTTGCAACAAGACTCCATCCACCACCATCATATACTGTGTCAATCCAAATTTGTTTAGCGACGCCATTTACTTTGACCCAATACCAACCAGTAGGAGGATTGGTTACGTTAGTCATAACGTCTGTTGCTTTATCTAATGCTTTATCAGCAGAACTGCCATCTGGTTTTTCATCTCCAATAGCAACCCAATCATTTCCAGTATATCCTTCAAATCTTGCTAGTTCTTGATTCCAACCTATCTGACCTGTCTCAGGTGATGCAGGACGAGTGGAAACTGTCCACTCAGGCAATTTAATAGTTCCATCAACTCTTAGTTGATGACCATTTGGTAATCTAACATTATTAGAATAGGTTGATAAACCTTGTATGTCGTGAACGTTAATAGTGCTCATTTTATACTACACTCCAAGAACCACCGTTGTTAACTGTGATGGTGACACCATTATTTATAGTGATAGGACCAGCGGACATACAGTTATCTCCGTTGTTAACATTGATGTTTTCGTTAACACTATTACGGTTTCTTCTAAAGACTCCGTATGTATCAATCCATAACTTGTCTCCACCAGCTCTCAATACTGTAGACTTCTGACCAGACGATAGACCTTCAGATGCATTTAAGTTAATACCATTTAACTGTCTAACTTCTAAACCATATGTTGACTGAACTTGATCACTACCTGAGTAGAATGTCCAACAACCGTTGTCATTAAGTGAACCTATACCAGAGTTGTTATTGTTTCTAAAGTAATAATCAGTTCCAGTTCTAAAGTAAGTAGCAGCGTTATTAGCAAAGTAGAATCTTTCCTGACCACCATCATCATTAATCCATACGTTAACTCTTCCTTGTAAGTATGGAAGACTTAATGCAGTATAACCGTCAAGTAAATCTGCGTTAAGGTTAGGACATACAGTTTGAGAACTAACAGTAATTGGTGCGGTACCAGTTGCCACTTCAGATATAATTTGTTCCTTAGATCTGAATGTTTTATGTGCAGTTACACCACCATCTCCTCTTATACCAAGACCCAGAATAGGTGTTCCTCCTGCATCAACTCTGAAACGTATTGCATCATTACCAGCTGGAACTCCAGTCCAAACCTGATCCATAGTGAATACGCCATTACTATTATCATAATGTAATAATGCACCTTCAGTTAGACCATCATTCTGACCAGTAAATCTAATTTGAGGATCAGCGTTACCACCATTTCCACTAGCAGTAAGTCTAAGTTCAACAGTAGATCCACTATCACTACTCAAGTGTAGAAGTGTAGATGGGTTCTGTGCTTTATTACCAATACCTACATTCTCACCTCTCCATACCATTGTAGTATTAGTATTACTGGTTCCATAGTATAAGTAAGTTCCTTGATAACCAAAGTATTTGGAGTCATTACCAAATCTTATAAAACCACTAGAACTGCTGTTCTTACCTTGTATTGCTAATGTGTTTGTATTAGATTTACCAAGAGTAATACCATTACTATCTGCAAGACTTAATGTTGCTGTACCTGAGTTGGTGAAGATACCTTGGTCACCTGTTAAGTCATTGACTGTTAAATGTCCTGATGCATCTCTACGTGCGATTGTATTTCCAGTAGCAGCAGTTGACTGAACATAACCATCTAAGTAATGAGCGTCTAGCTGAGATGATATACCGTCGTTTCCTG